TATACAGCAAATAATCAAATAAGCCTTCTTTTTAAGGAAGCCAAATTTTCTCATTTGTTTCTCTATCCTGAATATAGAAGTGAAGTCATTCTCTTTTACTATATCAAACCAAGAATCAAGAGGGCGTCTTATATACGTATCAATATCAAGATTCAACATATTTTCACCATCCTCCAAACTCAAAAGTACTTCTCTTATTTCCTTGATCCTATCTTCAGCCGACACCATTAACTTCCATACCCAGTTATTCTTGTTTATCTTAACTGTTTCCATCTGATTTTTCATCACCATTAGTCTTTCTTCAGAAACTTGAGCTTTCTTAGCCATCTGTTTATAATCTAAATCTTTATTCCTCACCTCTATGTTTTTATACAACTTCTTCAAAGAGTTGATTCTTTTCTTATTTAAATTTCTGGAAGACATTATCAGTTTATTTTCTTCTCCATTAGAACGCTTTAAAGTTCTTATGAAAAATTCTGCCCATGGATAATATCCTTCTGTAAAATAAGTGTGTATAATCATATTACCACCTTCTTATATATAAACATTCTATTAAGTCTTTCAACTATATCCGGCGTTAAACCAAAAGCTTCCTTGGTTGCAGTTGTGACTCTATTTTCTCTGCCTATTGTGTATTTTTTTAACTTTTGTCTAATAAAAGTTTCTGTTGCATCTCCAGCGTTTTTGGTTCCGGGATATTTCTTCTCAAAATCCTCCAGAGTTTTTTCTAATAAGAATCCAAGAAAGTATCCATGCTCACATCTCTCAATTAAATCTTCTATAATTATCAGATTATCTTGTGGTATTGTATGTTTTATAGTATTAAAAATCGACAGCAGTGCAACATAACATCCCTTTATATCATACTTCATTTTGCTCTTAGTCGGTGAAATAATACTGCCATGTAATTGCTTTCTATTAATATTCTTATGTACATACTCTATGTTTGAATATCTCTCTATATCATCGTCTATCTCGTCCGAGTAATCACCTATTTTCTTTTCAGGATATTGTGCGAAAAATTTTGGAAACACTTCTCCAACCCACCCTTCTTTTCTCAAGAAAAACCCTAACTTATAACTCACATACTGGTTAGTTACTAGTACTCTGTCAAGATAAAATCTTATAACGTTAAAAATCTCATACTGTTCAGGCTCAAAATCACCAATAAGTTCATAAAAATACATGCTAAATCCAATACCTCTAAGAACTATACACACGTGCCCCGACTTTTTTAAATAATTTCCTATTTTAACTTCGTTCTGATCTGATTGACCGGATGCCACCATCCATTTACCAAATACTTTCCATGCCGCTCCCATTTGTAAGTATTCTGGTAGTCCTTTTTTAGTTCCTTTTAAATCTTTTAATTTTTTTGTCGCATTTTCTAGCGGTGTAATGCTACATGAAATACCCATTTTTACTATCCCCCTAATATTTTCCTGAAAGCGCCTCTCTCATTTTCTAGCACTTTCTCCCAAGTCCAGGATTCCAGTATCGTTTTTCTGGCTTCTAATCCCATCTCCCAGGTTTTCCTTTGATTGTTTGCCATCCACCTCAACCTATTGGTATACTTTTTTACTTCTAATGGAATCAAAAATCCATTCTTTCTCTTTTTTATAAACTCTGGCATATTACCTATTTGATTTGATAATATGGGCTTACCACATGCAGCTGCTTCTAAAGCAGTATTAGGCGTACCATCCATTGTTGAAGCCACAATATATGCGTCAGCTTTATTATAAAAATTTCTCATTTTCTTTTCTGGTAATGCATTTGTAAAATTTCTTTCATTAATTATAAGCTTTACTCCAGCTTCCTGACATGCCGGTATAATATACTTTTTTAGTCCCTTTTCTGGATTTGATTTACCACAAAAAGCCACAGTAAACTTTTCTTTTGGTTTTTTTACAAACTCATCCGATGTTGGATAAAAAATTTCAGGGCTTACTCCTCTTGGTAAGTAATAAGTAGGTCCTTTGTACATAGACTTTAAGTCTTTTAAGCTTTTGATATTGTTAGAAAATATAGCCTGACACTTATTAGCCTTTGATAAAAATAATTTTCGACCTCCATTATAAGTTCCTACTCCTACTGATGCTCCATTATTGATAAATCCCAGTCTTACAGTAGGAAATACTGTAACTATCGTTACTAATTTACTTCCTCTGTTCAGAAGTCTGTTGACGCTCTTCTTTGTTAGCATTAGATGAAAAAGAAGATATATAAGATCATATTCTTTTCTTATCCTTTCATTGTTTATCCAATGTTTGAAGTGGTTAATGTTCAAAAAATTCCTATCAGAAGGTTTAATATTTGACGTGTACTCTTCAAGATCATCTTTATTGAATACATTTGGTGTTGAATTTCTTTCATAATCATTAAACTCAGTACCATCCACAAGGTCAAAACGAAATTCATCAGATAAGTACTTCTTAATCATTTCAGCACGCTTCCATCCACCCCATCCTTTCACATCAGAAACCATCAAGATTCTTTTTCTTATATCATCCACTCGTATTTGCTCCCTTTGAACATCTTTTTGATTTTGTTTATGTTAGGTAAGTATACTGATATATCTTCCTTGTTTTTCTTCTTTGTATTAGTATGAAGCAGAAAAGACCTAACATTAAATAATTTACATATATCTACATTAGCATCATGGGCCACATATGTTCTGGGATATTTACTTCCCTCATACCCTCTTTCTCCTATAATATCCTCATAATATAAAGTTAACTTGATGTGATCCTTAAGTTGTTTTGCCCAGTAATTATTTAAATTATCAGCTTCTACAACTTTATCCATCATTTGCTCTGGTGTTATAGTTATATGATTATGTTTAGTATTATCCGCTGTCATTCCAGAAATTACTTGTTTAACAAGATTTTTTCTCATTAAGTGAATCATTGGAATTTTTCGTCTTTTAATAAATTCCAAAAGCCTTTGGTGATAATTTATTTGATTATACATCAACTTTATGATGGTATGTTTATCAGGATATTTCCCCCACACAAATTTCTCAATGTAGTGCTCAGGACACTTAGCACCACTTTTTAGATACGGAACAATTCCTGATTTTCTCATGCCTGGTTTTTTTGCCATGTTCACAAACACTTCATCAATGCCTACAATATCAGGATGTGAATCTATTGCTTTCTGTAAAAAAGTACTACCAACCCTTTTATTTTGAAATTGTATTAAGTCCATAATTTCTCTAAAACTTCTTTCATTCTAATTTTACAACTATGATGTGCTTGCATATAGTTAAAAGCATTTTCTCTAATTTTTGTTGTGTCTTTATTTTTCCATTCATTCCATATATTCTTTACTATTCGCGCGTCTTTATAACTATCAAATGAAGCATATAAATCGGGTGGAATATGATCGTCCATGCAGTTAAACTTTCTCATAATCATAAATGCACCAGTTCCCAAGTACTGAAACGGTCTTACATCCATATATCCTTCAATCTCATATCCTACACACAAACCCAATATACATTTTGCAGAAACACTCAATGCAGGAGTTTTCTTCCTTAGGTCTTGTGCTGACTGAGTTTTAAAGATTTCAATTTTCATTACTTTTTGTAATCTGTCAATAAAATCTGATCTATTGTCGACCCACCCCACTTTATGTGCTCCCGGGCTTCCAGTAAAAACTGGCTGTTTAAACGCTAAATTATGGTCAAAATTTCCCATTTTGTCATATGTTAGTGACGAATAAGGACTATAAACAACAGGTATTTTAAATGCTTTAGTACAATTTTTAACCATTGGATAAGTTCCTACAAGCGCAAGATCAAATACTCCTCTTAGGTCACCCATATATCTATCATGTGTTCTTGCATCATTACAGGTATGGATAACCTTTACATCTATTTTATTCTTGATTTCTTTAAAGAATTGTAAAACTACTGGAGTAGGATGTATATGTGGGTGGAAGCTCAAATGAGTAAAAATAAAATCAGGTTTTATTTGAAGTATCATTTGTCTTACATTTTTAAGTGAATTTGACTTGTAGTCAATCTCATATACCTCAACACCATTTAACTTAAGGCCCTGTCTATAAGTTAACACAAACCACGAATAATTTAATCTAGTATTTCCAAGTATTACAGCTTTCATTTTCCTTTTAATATCTCCCTAAACATTTTTCTATAATTTTCTGATTGTATTTTCCATGTCCATCCTTCAAGGACAGTTTTTCTAGCATTTTGACCCATTTGTACTAACCTTTCTGGGTATGTTCTAAACCATCTTATCTTATCGACATATTGTTGTATATCTCTATCTACTAAAAATCCATTATGACCATCTACTACAAACTCTGGCATGTTACCGATTCTATTAGTTAAAATTGGTCTACCACAAGCAGCCGCTTCCAGAGCTGGATTTGGTGTACCATCTTCATAAGAAGAACAAATATAAAAATCAAAATTTTGATATACTGCTGGCATTTCTTTGTGTGGTATTGAATTAGTGTAGTCGTTAAAATGCAAAAAACTTTTCGCTTTTGATATTTTTATAGATGGAAGAATATATTCTTCCTGTCCTTTATTTACTGCCTTCTTACCTACATGACCTACAGTAACTTGTCCTTCCTCTAGTGGAATTTTTGTTTTTGGTTTGAATAAATTTTCATCTACACCATTTGGTAAATAGAAAACATTTTTGAAACCCCAGCTCCTAAGCTCCTTTTGTAGCATTTTTGAATTTGCGTGGATCCATCCAGCCTTTTTCATTGCTGATACTATAACACCTTGTCTCCTATGGGCAGTAACCCCTGTAACTTTCTTTTTCTTAGGGACATAGTCATAAAAAGATATAAAGCTGAAACCATAAGTAAAAAATATATCATAGTCCATTGGATCAACACGTTTACTCCTGTTACCTAAAGCATTTGTAATATCTATTTCAAATTCATCAGATAAGTACTCTTTCAAATACTCTGATTTTATCCACCAAGCCCAGTCTTTAACATCAGATACTAATAGTATTCTTGGTTTACCAGTTATTGATATTTTTGGTGGCTGTAGTAGTCCATTTACCTCTTTTAACTTTACACTTTTCTCACTCTGTTCTATTTTAACTTTATGTAATGGTAACACTTCTCTATCTGGTATTATTTTGGTTATTTCTACTGCTGTGCCTTGTTCTTTTTTTCGTGCTATCTCTTCATTTCTTTTTTCAATATGTGAAAGAAATTTTTTCTGTTTTATATTATGAATCCGTACTTTAAGCTTCTCCAACTGCAAGCTATTCATAGTTAAAACTTGATCCGCTTGTTTTTCACCTAATAGATTTAGCGCATCTCTTTTGAGTTCTTGTATCTCTATATTGTTCATCTTATCTCCACTTTATTTTAGGCATAACTACATCATTTAGATCAAAGTAGTCATTTGTTGTAGCCAACACATCGAATACATAATCTACTTCTTTTTTTATTGACCTCGTTGGCTTATATCCAAGGCTTGCTAGTTTTTCTGTTGAATACTTATAGTAATGGTTACCGGTATACTCAGTTCTTGGTGATTGTATATGCTGAACGCTTATTTCCATTCCTCTTGACTCAGCTACTTCAATTACCATTCCGGCTACCTCATTCATTGAGTGCCACTCACTTAGCTGATTCCATACTTGAACATGTCCGCGTGGTGGTTCATTTTTCACCGCAATCATAAGCGCTTGTATACTATCATTTAGTGATATAAACCCTCTTTGATGTTTTCCCTCACCGTATATAGTCAATGGTATTCCAAGTAAAGTTTGTACTATGAATCTATTAATAACAGTACCACCTGCTTCATCACTATCTAATCTACTGTAAATTTTACTCTTATCTATTTCGGTTGTATAAGCACCAAATACTATTGACTGTTGGACGTCAGTACATTTCAATTGCCATGTTCTACATAAGAAATCAATAAGATAGGTAGAGGCAGTCTTAGAAGTATGGTAAATACTTCCTGGTCTACGTGGGTAAATCATTTCAACTGACTCTCTGCCCTTATGTTTAATTTTGATATATCCTTCTTCAATATCAATATTACTATAGTGATCGTACTCACCAGTCGTACCAATGGTAATATAATGAGCATCTGGTGCGATTTCTCTTACCAACCAGAGCATATTATTAGTGCCTATTATATTATTTTGAAGTGTTGTTGTTGCGTGATTACGCGAGATTTGACTATATGGTCCTGATGGTATATGAGCTAAATTGACTACAATTTCAGGTTTATGCAGTTCAAATATAGTTTCTAAACTAACAAACATACTTTCTTTTGCTATGTCTATTTTATAAAAATGAAACTTACCAATCTTCTTAAATCGTTTTATTTTTTCGTCCATTGAAAAAATTGGCGTGGCCGACTTTGACTTCATGTCATGTTCAATCCAACTCCTTCGTAAAAAATTATCTATGCCTACTACTTCATATCCCTCTTTTAGAAGTCTTTGACATAGAGCATTTCCTATGTATCCATCTACGCCTGCTAATAATACAGTTTTCATTTCTCCCCCTACAGTGAGTAATTAGTCACTAATATTTCAGTTGCCTTTGGTTTACTCACACCTTTTTTATTCATTGTTGAACTCTTTTGATAATCCTTATAGTAATAGTTAAACCTATCTTCTGGATATAACTCTTTCAATTCAGGATAATCATAATAACTTAGCATCCACCTTGTTTCGGAATATTTTAATAATATAGATAACTTATAGTGATCCTCTTTACCGAAGCCATGAAATCCATACAGACTTTCCGTGCCCCAGTATGGCGGATCAAGATACAGAAAAGTATTATAATCATCGACAAATGTCTTTATAACTGTATCATAAGACATATTCCATATCATAACTTTATCTAGCTTTTCTCTATATTTAGGATTTTTTAACCTGTTTACTAGTGGAATAAATCCATTAGTACTCAACTTCATACCACCACTTATATCACCTGAAAAGCAATGAGTCAAGACGTACATATAGTTAAGAGCTATCTCAAAATTGGGGGTTTCAATTTCTGGTTTAATTTGCTGAAAAAATTGTTTTTTCAGCATATGGTAGGTTTTTTTATCGTTGAGTTTAAAGTCCCTGTATTCAATTACTTCTAAGAACTTATCATACTCTTTCATACAATTCCAGAGATTAACAATGTATGGGTTTACATCGTTATAGTATACAACCTCTGGTATGTACGGTAGGTTAATATAATTCCACATAGCTCCACCAAACACTTCCACATACGCTATGTAATTATGTGGCATTAAGCTATATATCCATTTTGACTGGCGACTCTTGCCGCCCATATACGCAAACAAAGACTAATCCCCCCTACATATTTTTCTTCCTTCTTTTACTGCATGTTGTAAATATGTTTCATCTAATACTTTTATCCATGTTCCTAAACATCCCTTACATATCAATATGTTATCTATGTCAATGTATATCTGGTGTATGTCTCCACAAACAGTACAGGTGAAATTTGTTTTATAAGTTATTTCACCTGGTGTGTCAAACGTTCTATAATTTTCATGCACATCTACTTGTATCATCACAGCCATCCTTTATTTCTTTCTCTTTTACATGTTTTATTTTGAAAGTTCTTCTATATTGCTCACCATTCAATTCAAAAGCGACCAGTAATGTTACTGGTCTGTATTCTAACGTGCCAATTACTCCAACAATATAATCTTCTGCATCAGTAATACCATAGTTAGCAAGTATCTCATATACTACATAATCAGTATGACGTTGATTTAATTCCTTACCATAGAAAAACTCTTGAGTATCAACATACTCTTGTATCTTAGTCCATATTTTTACAACTGTATTAACATCTTCTACATCCCATGATGCCGAAAACGCAACAGAAAACACAGCTAGTATCAAAAATAATACTATTACTATTTTTTCCATTAGTATACTTTTATGAATTGAGACGATGCTCCGCCTGTTGATTTAGCTCCTTTATACCAAAAATCAACTATCTTATGCGCAACAGTTTTATGAGCTGACAAAAATGCACCTATTTCAAGAGCATTTATAACAGATTGCCAGTACCCTGTTCTATCTTGTACTTTTTTTGATTCTGGCATCCATCCTTCTTTTGTTATTTTTTTATTCCAACTGGCTTCTATTTCTTTCCGTGAAAAATTATGTCCAGATTGCTTCCACAAATCTACTACCATATTTTTTAACATAGCATCACTTTTTTTACTTAATGTCTGCTTCGGTGTTTGTGGTATTTTATATTGATTTATCATCTTCATTTTATCACCCGATGGAACTTTACCATGTCTAGCACCACCACCAGCTTTAACTATTTCACCAGTAATTTTTGCATTTTTGCTTATGCTGAAACTTCTAAAATTTATAGTATACTTTCCACCAATCATTACTGATATTCCAGTTGGAAAAAGAAGCTTTGGTTTTTTTATTCCCTCAAATTTAACTGATTTTACTTCAGCTGCAGGATCACCCTCAAGAACAACTTTTCCTTTATCTTTTTTAGCTATCTTTTTTAAAGATATTCCAAGTAGTTTTCCATTATGTAAATTTTTTGCAATAAAATTATTATATTCTGCAAGACTATCAAATTCTGGAATTTTCATGCCCTTTGATGCCCACACATCACCTGGATTCCATTTATCATTTCCCATTTTGACACCATCTTGTTTAGCTAGTCTTTGAAACTGTTGGTATATAGAGTTCATATACGCATCGTTTCTATGAAAAGTATACTTACCTTTCAACCAATCGGAAGCAAACAGAACATTTGTTGCTTTTATTATACTTTGTGCCCAGAGTGGTTCATCAACACCAAAGTTATATAGTTCTGCAAATGGCGCATCTACACTGCAGTAAGTACTATAAGCAGACTCAAGAAAAGCTGGATCATCAAAAACACTCATATCTATATTTTTTCTTTTTTGTTTTGCAGCAAATAAAATACAGTGTAGTCCTTCTTGTAATCTGGTTGTAGCAGAACCAGCTGCTGCTTCGGTTAAATAGTCATTAAGTCTCATTTAATTACTCCTTTCTAAAAGAACGATGATAATTTATCTCTGTCCTTTCCATAATTCATTACAAGCACTTCAGTACCAACAGGCGTTTTCTTACCTTTGGCATTAGCAGCTAACTTCTTGTAATCTTTGCGTCTATAAACAAATTTATCCTTTGGATACCATTCATCTAATTCTTTATAATCATAATATGACAGCATCCATTTACACTTTGTATTATTTAGTATTGTTGCTAGTCGTTCGTGATCCCCATAATTAAAGTCACCTTTCTTATAATATGACTCAGTCTTATAATAAGGTGGATCAAGATACAAAAATAAATCTGGCCCATCCACTTCCGGTATGAAAGCTTCATAAGACAGATTATATGTTTCTAACAAATCAAATTTCTTTCTTATTTCAGGTTTTCTAAGCCTCTTTACCACAGCCTGACTTTCCATAGTTTTGAACTTAAACTTCTTATCAGTCATTTTAAGCTTAGGACTTCTTAGTGTTCCTGTAACACCAGAAAATATATGAGTAACAAGGTAAACATGAGCAATTGCAAGTTCTACATCAGGTACTTTAAATTTTTCATTTCCTTGTAATATTTTCTTTTGATCTTTAAAACATGACTCATTTAAGGCAGGTAAATCCTTAAGCCCCTTTATCATTTCATCATACTGCTTAAAACATGTAAATAAGTTATACATGTATGGGTCGAAGTCATTATAATATGCTTCTCTAACCCTAAAATCTGTTTTTATATAAAACCACATTGCACCACCAAATACTTCTCCATATCTATCAAAGCCTTTCGGTAGTAAACTCGCCATCCATGACGATTGTTGATATTTTCCTCCGATGTATGGTACCATTTTTTACTCCTCCACATTTTATTATACTACAAATTACTCAATAAGTAAACTTACATCGGACCATCTACCCCATCAATTTCAGCCACAACGCCAAGTTTTCTATTTTGTTTCTCAGCCTTGTTTAAGAAGTCGGATGCCTTAGCCATAGCATCATCCATGCTATCTGCTTTAAAATTCATACTCACTTTTATAAAAACTTCATATCTTCCAGGTCCGCCTTCCATTCCATCTTTTTTCATCTGATCCTGAAACGATCTATTCGTAGCTTCATCCAAAGCTTTTTCTAAAAATTGATTTAATGTCGCCATTTTACTTTCTCCTTATGTTACTGACTTAATTCTTCCAATTACATCATCTAATTTTGTATTCCATAAAGAAATATCACCGACAAATTTCCATTCAAGCGGGTTCTTTATTTGTTTAGCCACATGCTTATCAACTAACTTACTTATCTCGCCCAACTTTTTCTTTAAAACTTTAAGTTCAAGGTTATATGCTTTCCTAGCAACTTTTATCTTATTGAACTCAGCCGCTTTTCCTTTTTTAGTACCTGGTCCTTCTAAGTACTTGGCATATTTTCCTTCATCTAAGTTAATAATCATTATATGTATTTTCCCAGAGTCATTTTTTTAATAGCATTAAAGGCTTGTAATGCCAGCTTCATATCTTTTCCAAACAAACCTTTTGAGTCCTCATTCCAAGCTTCCATTGAAAATGATAAATCATCAAGATAGTCATATGCTTCTTTGAATGTTTCACGCACATGTTTGATTTCATTCTTATCCAAAGATTTAACAAAATCTTGTTCTTTTGACTCTCTTAAGTACTTATCTAGTTTATCCATTATACGTATTTTCCCAGAGTCAATTTTCTAAAAGCATCACGTCCCTTGACCGCCAGGTTTAAATCTTTACCAAATAAACCAGTATCACCGTTTAACGCATTCAACTGTGATGCTAGCGTTTCTATATTTTCCATTACACCATAGTAAGAATCTCTAAGAGCAGTAAAATCATCACTATTCCAACTTTTTAGAGCATCCTTTTCTTTTGATTCTTTTAAATATTTGTCTACTTTATCCATCACTTTATCCCCTTTATCATCATAAGTACTTTCATTGCAATTTCACCCTGACGATCCATTGATAATTTCTTGTAATCCGGAACTTTCATAAGTTGATTATAGATTAAGTCAACTGTTTTGCCCTGTATTGTCCCATACTTCTTTTCTATATCGGCTTTCATACTGGACATTCTCTTATCTAATGCACCTTCATTTAAATACTTTTTTATTTTCATTTTACCACCTGTATGTTAGATATTTTCTTTATGTTGTATATAAAGTATTGTATTCCACCATGTAAAGACACAGCATCTATTCCTTCTTTTACAATATTTCTTGTATATTGTTGTGGTGTGCTTGGAAAACCAACATATTCAGAACCAACTGTTTCAAATTTATCTAACATGTATACATTACCACTAAATTTAAACTTAAGCACAACAACTTCTCTACCAAAAAAATCAGTAACTTGTTTCTTTGTTTTTACTGCAGATATTGCATAGTCATTTTGCCACTGTGGATTTATATAAATTAATTTAAACCCAGATTTCAATATCTTCTCTACATTCTTGGCGTTCTTAACCCCATGATATAGAGTAAGTGTTTTCTTTACTTCACTTTCAGTTAAGTATTGTCTTAATTTCATCCATCTCCATCATGTTTAGGTATTCTTACGTCTTTCCCGTCTGCTTTATCTTGTTTATACGCATCCCAATAGTGAGAAGTGTTTCCACCCCAATCACACATATCAGTTGCATTATTAAACTTCAACTCAATACCGGGTGCTTTTCTTGGAAATACTTTAAAAGAATCACCACTACATTTCGGGCAAGTAGCGATGGCAACACCGCTACTTACCAACTTATCAAATTCTAAACCACAATGTTCGCAATCAAAATCAAAAATTGGCACAATTTTTCTCCCTTATAATTTATCTTTCAAATCTTTCACTCTTTCTTCTAATTCAGTCTTGGCTTGTTCCAAAGCCTTCTTTACTTTAGCATGAAACGCATACATGCCTCCCGCACCTATTGCCACACCTACTAATATCCATACTATAAACATTGTTCACTCCTCCTTTTTTTTGTTATATCCCTCTACGTACCACCCACCACCTTTAAGCATAAAGCTCGATTGGGATATTATTCTTTTTGCTTTATACTCTTTACAGTAATCACACATTACTGTTTCTTGTTTTGAAGATATTCCAAGACTTCTAATATTTATCTTACCACAATTTTCACATTTAAATTCATATATTGGCATCATTTACCACCATATTCCTTCCAGTAATCTTCTTTTCTTTTGCTATGTCTAAATCCACTAAAACTTGTAGAGAATCCCATATAATCTATGAAATCATCAACATATTCATTTTGATCTGACTCATCACCACGCTTATAGTCATACTTGTTTTTATTATCTAATATTGTATAATACGCTGCATCCCACTCTGCTGCATACCCCATAGTATGAGCATAACTATCATAAGCTTCCGCTGGATCAATTTCTTCAAATTCTCGATCTTCTTCTGAATAATACTGGTCGTCATCCACAATATCATTTCCATATTCCATTGCGGAATCTTCTTGGTATCTTCTGAACTGTTTTTCTAATTTCTTGAAGTTCTTCTTAGCGAAGAAGTACTCAGTAAACGATGGCTTCTTTGTGGCTTCATCTATTCTATTTATTAAGTCCATTACTTTATCCTGGCTGACGTAGCTATTTCTTTCAGTTCTCTGTCTAATCTAAATAGTTGTTTTTGTGAGATAAGTTTTTGACCAAATGCTTTATTAACAATATCATTAACATACATCCAGTCAGCTTTTTTACTTACCACGGCTACCATGTTTATCAAGCTATCATATAATGTTCTTTCGTTTATGAAATCTGTAAATCTCATTTTACTTTCCTTTCTCTATATGTTTTTAACTGCATAGTCGTTAAGTACTTTTGCCGCCTCATGGAAATTTACATCCTCTAAAAGAGATACCGCAAAAGCAGCAGCGGCTGCAATATCATAATCAACCATTTTTGATATTTTTGATACTTCTCTATTTAATTTTGGATTTAAATTATTTGGCATCCACTCTTCAGTTAAATATTTATCTATTTTATCAATCATTACAACTCCTTTAAAAAACTTTGTATCATTTTTATTATAATATCTGGGTTAGTATCTACATCAGCCGGTATAACAACTGATTTTTTATTACCAAAGTAGTACACACCGCCTTCTCTATACTGTCCCGGACTGACACCCCAACTAAATACAGGTTTATTCTGTAAATTGCATAAAGCAGTCCAATAACTGAGTGGACAAACAATAGCATTTGCCTTAGATATATAATTTACTATATACTTCCAACCATTTTCAAAGTAGTCAATATTAGATAGCACAACATTATCATTAGAAAACCACGTATCTATATTACCAACTACAAGGCAATCTTGTTCTTGTTTTAAATAACTGTAAATATATGAACACTTCTCCAGTACTTCCGTTGTAGCTGGAATAAAAACAATTTTATTATAATGTTCTTTAGGTATATTTATGCCATTTGGTATAGATATTTGTTCAAATATCTTATTATAGATTGAGTAATGCGGTGTTGATTTTACGTAGTTTAAATGGTGTATTTCAACTTCTTTCTTTGAACATGATTCTCTTTCCACCACTTCATTTCTAAATTTTCTTACTAGTAAGTTGAAGTCCTTCTGTTGTAAGTCTTTATGTACATATCCCCTTTGACCTGATTCATTTCTGGAAAAAACTTCATAAACTGGGATTATATTTTGGTCTGGTACGAAGTCATACATAAATGATCTATTCATATGTGTGCTAACATATACGTTTTTAAAATCAATAACTTCTGTCAGCCATCTTGCGTAGGGACGGAAAGTTAAAAACTCATGCTTAAATTCCCCTATAAATGGACCCAAACCTAATATAGTCATATAATATTACCGTTATCAGATATAATAACGTTGCCTCTCCAGTTTTCTAGTAACTCCATTTTCTCGTCAAATATATCTTTATCTATCTGAATTACTTCTGTATTTCTTAATACATCTACAAATACCCTTTCTGATAACAAAAATACCTTTTCAAACTCAGTTAGATTGAAAAAATTCACGAGCACCTTGTTGTTCTTTCTAAAAAAAGAAATTACATCTGCGCCTATTGGGTTACAGACATAATATTTTTTACTTGTACCTCTTAATATAAAATTGTAAGTTCTTATGTTATCTTCAATAACATACCTGTTTGTCTTAGAAAAAGACTCTATTACTTTTCTTATCTTCTCTTCATTAGGATTAAAAAAATCTAGTTTGATTAAGTGAACTCGTGGTATACTGAGCAAATTTTCATCATACATGTTATCTTCATTAATTCTAATATAATCACTTCCGATCTGTGTTAACTTCATTACAAATATTCCCCCTAATTTTGGAACAATTTTTTCTTTAATACCCTGTCAGTATGCAAAATTGTGTAAGCAGTTGAATATGAATAAGAGTGACTTAATATCATGTCATATACATCACTCACATCAAAGTCCACTACAATCTTATTTATGTCTTTGCATCCTGCATATTTATCAGGATAGAGGAAATATCTAACTTTCTTTGCGTATTTGTTTGGTGGTAACGCCTTCTTTCTACCCGGCTTTCCTTTCCCTTTCATAAATTGTATTAACGAATTATATCCAGCCTTATCATTATCAAATGATATAATGACTTTCCCAAGATCAATAATTTCTTTCATAAACTTATTATTTATTTCTACACCCAGGCAAGAAGTCCCCTGTTTGCCTATCATAAAAGCATCAATAAGTCCCTCAACAACTATTATATATTTTTCTTTGTCAAAATTAGATTTATTTAATAATATACTTCCCTTTTCAATATGTGGGTTTTTATATTTTGGAATCACACCACTACCCGGAAATCTCCTGGCTTGAAAATAAATAATATCATTATTTTCATCATATATCGGAATGATGATTCTGTTTTTATATTCACCCTTATAAGCTATATAAAGCTTATACGTACTATCTATTTTTCTATCTATTCTGAATTTCTTTAGCGCCGCAAAATATGATCTATCCAAGATACCCATAGGAACTGATCCGGAAACACAATCCTCTAAAATCCAGTTATGATCCTCATAACCTATATGTTTTATTATCTTTTCTGTTCTTCTTTTTGATAACTGTTGGGTTAATCTATCAGGATCAAATTTATATAATTCTTTCTTCGACTCTTCTATAGTTAACCCTTTGACATAACTGTATAATTGCAAAAAAGAACCCGACTTACTGCAGTTAAAGCAGTGATAAATCGGGTTGCCGCCAGCAAAATCAAGATTAAATCTTTTTTTACTTTTACTTTTTTTACTATCCCCACAGAGCAAACATCTTGCAAGAAAATGGGTCCCGTTCTTAGAAACCGAGACCCTTTCAAAATTCTCATACATAAAATCGGAGACAATTTGTAGGTCAAGCATTTTCTATCTCAGTTATCTCCTTTATTAAGTAGCTTATTTTAGAATCTAAATCTCTAATTTCTTCTGTTACTTCTTTTTCTTCCTTAGCAGCAATAAGCTCTTCTTTCATTTCTTGCATTCTTTCCAGTTTATCTTGTAAAATTTCAACATGTTTTGGTACCACTGGTTTGTCTGGTATTCTTGGTTCGATTAAAAATTTATATATCGCAAACAAAAATCCAATAAACACTAATAACAATAATAAATAACCTGCAAACATTTTGTCTCTCCTTTCAAATTAGGATGGAGCTACATTAGTAGCTCCATCTTATTTTATTTCTTACTCAGTTTCTACATCACTGGTTTTGATAGACAAATCCAAACCAAGAGATTGGGCGGTTAAAATGTTAATCATTTGTTGAAACTGTTTAGTTTCCATATCAAGACTTCCATTTCCACCGCTACCATCACCAGTCTGACCACTCATATAGTAAGCAGGAACCTTTCTTCGAGCAAATGCATCCGCCCAGTCCTTATTAACCATTTCATATGTTGCTAATTTTTGCTTCAAAGCACCATCAGCGGCCAATACCAGTCTACGCTTTTCAGCAAGACCTTGCCCATCCAGGATGTTTTTCTCTTTTTGAAGTTTAGCAGCATCTCTCTCAAGCCCTGCGTATTCCTTGAGTCTTTCACCTTCAATGATCTTAACTTCTTTATCCCTTTGAGCGACAACAACCGCACGCATTTTTATCTGCTCTTCTTCGTACCTAGCGGTCGCAACCTTAGCTTTACCTTCGGCTTCAATGGTCAAACGATCCTGCTCAGCTTCCTCAGCTTTCGCCTTAGCAGTCTCAACGGCCATCCTTGCTTCCTGTTGACTCGAGATTTGTTTCTGAACTTTTTTCTCATACACAAATTGTTTAATTTCAAAGTTCGTTAACACAATCCCACTTCCAGCCATTGGATTTTTCTGATGTAATGGTATACCATCTTTTTGTTTAATCTTTTTAACTCTTTTCCAAATCATTTCACCAGATACCAAATCTTTAACCTGTTTAGTTGTTTCTTCTGTTTGATATATACCATTTTCAATCTGGTCACGTGACCAAGAAACAAAGTCAGGTCGTTTTTCAGAATAGGATTCTCGAGCGGACATAAGGTTGGCAGTAGAACGGAGTACATTTCGTACTGTAGGTTTGATAAGCTTCTCTTGTACATCCAAGTAGGTCTTATGACCCTTTTCGGTTGTAAGAGCAATTGCCTCACTCTCTGTTATTGGCATGATAATACGAAGGGTTCCAGAAATCTTACATAAAGACCCATCATTAAATCTAACTTCCATTGACGTGTCTATATCAACGTCACCCTTTGTATCGTTATCATGGGTAAAAAAGAATGTTTCTGCTTTCGGCCATGGATCAATGTCACCCCATAACTGTAACCAAGTACCAGGAGTCATTTTTGCAGTCATTTCTCCCGTGATAGCCGCCTGTTTCACTTGATACGTGCCCTTTTCGACAGTATCAAAAATCTTTGGTAGACTGAAAAGTCCTACGATCAACACTGTGGTTAAAAACCCCAACCCAATCCAACTTTTCAATCCAATTTTACTTTTACCTCTTCTCATACATTTTCTCCTCTCACATTTTTATTTTATTACATTATACTACAAAAATGGGAACAAGTAAACTACGCTTCTTCCCATTCATAGCAATCAAAATCAATCGGCGTATAAATGATTGACTTTTCAGATTTATCTGTAAAATGTCCTTCTTTACAGTAAACCAATCCATTTTTTCTTTTACAATAACAGCAATCTTTACAAAGTCTTGTGTTATTTAAGTCTTTTACGGTCCCCTGGTGCCAATTGTGCAACTGCGTCTTTTTCAATTTCTTTCCTCAACTTTGGTGGAAATAACTTGAAAAACTTCTTTAATTCTTCCGGACTGTCTTGTTCTACACCAAACATTTGTGACATTGCCACAGCAACTTCAAAAGGTCCCCAACTCGACTCGGTTTTCTTGACATCAGCATATACTTTAGTCATTGCTCTTTTTAGGTTATTGGACACTGCTTGCCTAGTTATTCCTAACTCTCTGGCTATTTGTGCTCCGGTCATTGGCCTTTCAAAGCCACCCATTGATACAACCTCTGCTTCAAATAACTGGTCAAGATTAAAGTCCGATTGTTCCGATTCTTTAAAATAATCTCTAATCGCCATCATTTTCTCCTTTTTATGAGCATTTACTATGGCCACAAGCTGGACAATTGAAACAACCTTCCATTGCGGTCATAAAGTTACCACATTTCTCACATATTTCTCCGCCAAGTTCCCCGTTGTACTTTACTCCCGTATAATACCTATCAAGGAGTTTCGCTACGCCATCAGGAATGCTCAGTATTTGTGTTGGTCTTTGGTCCGTATCTTCGAAACGGTACCAAACCATCTTATCACTATTTATATTTATCAAAGTTTTAGTAATTTCTTCTACCGGCACGCCCTGTTGTAGACCTATTGATATTACTCTACCCATAGCTTCAGACAATGTATTTAATATTTGACCACTCTTCCCAAGAAATATAAATAATTCTAGTGGTTTACCCTTATAATGCGAGACAGTTACATACATTTTACCATTTCCAGTTTCAACTACATGCGTCTTAGAGTCAAGAGTCTTTGGTCTTTCAAATGGACCCTTCTTCTTTTCTTTAGAAAATGTTACTGGTTGGTTTTTCTTGCTTCCGTCACGATATACAGTTATACCTTTCAAACCTTTCTTATAAGCATACTCATATAAATCAGACATTTCTTGAGCTGATGTTTCCTTGGATAGATTTACAGTACTGGATATAGCAGTCGAGCAATACTTCTGTAAAGCCGATTGCATATCTACTCTATCCTTGTACTTTATATCATGGGCCGTAACAAATACATTTTTGACTTCCTTTGGAATGTTATGAAGTCCTTTAAGTGATCCACCATTCTTAAATATTCTATCTGGTAAATCTGGTGAGTACCATGACTCATTAGAAAATCTCTGTTTGAAAACAGGATTCACTACCATCATGGTATCTCCTGAAATGAGATTTTTTTGAAAAGATAATCCCATTATTGGCTCAATGCCATAAGAGGAATCACATGATAATGCTGTAGTTCCAGTGGGTTGACATGTAGTAAATTGGCAATTTCTAACACCATACTTTTTTACTTTCTTCATTGTTTCTTCGTCACCACCAGTATGCTCCTCTAAAATTCTTTCCATATCTTCTTTAAATGTTTCGTAGTTATGGAATGTACCTTTTTCATACGCTAATTCAGAACTTTTCACAGCACATGCACAAGTCATAACCCTCATTATTTCACCTGCAAATTTTCTACCATCGGCGCCATCATATCTATAACCAAGTATATACATTGAATCTGCTAGACCCATAGGTCCAACTCCAACTGGTCTATATTTAAGGGTGTTTGTTCTAAATCTTTTTCTATCAAGAATATCGTCGTCATCTGGAAAGTCCATTATATCAATTAAGTTATCCATCAAACCCATTACTTTATATGTAGTTTGATAAAGGCCGTCCCAGTCAAAATCACCAATTCCCCGGCAAAATTTACTCACGTTTATTGCAGATAAATTGCATGCGTTAAATGGTTGTAGTGGTTGTTCCCCACATGGATTAGTTGCCTCTATAAGTATCTCTTCTATCAATGGATTATATCTATTCATCGCATCAATAAAAAGTACTCCTGGATCAGCACTCTTCCATGACATCTGTGATATTGCATCCCATATTTCTTGTGGATCAATTTCAGAAACTTTTTTACCATCATATGGAGAAACTAAGTCGAATGGAACCTTATCTTCTAATGCCCGCATAAACTTATCAGTAATAAGTACTGATATATTCATATTAGATAATCTACCATCAACTTCTTTACACCTGATAAAATCTATTATGTCTGGATGCCATACTGGCATTGAGACAAGAATGGCGGCACGTCTAACACGCCCGCCACTCTTGGTCGTCTCCCCCACGGCATCATATAACTTCATAAAAGTTATAGGTCCTGATGATTTACCTTCTGGTAATTTCTCTTTATTCCCCTCAAAAATCCAAGATTCTTTTTCTCTTAAATTTCCTATTGGTATGCCAACACCGGCACCATACTGAAATATTTTCCTACAAACATCAGATATATCATAAATGCTGTTCATACTATCTTCAAGACCGACAACATAACATGCTGAAAATACTTTATGTTTTGTGCCCGCATTTAAAAATACTGGTGTGTTTGGTCTCCAAACTCCATTAGCCAATAAACTATACGCTAATTCTTTTTCTTCTTTATCTGTTCCAAAATCTTCTGATACTCTTTTGAATGTGTCCTTTATTGTTTCTTCTTGAAATGAATATAAATCTTTAAATATTTTTACTGCATTGTCGCTTAAACCAAAATTATTACTCATTAAATATTACTCCATCACTTTTACTTTTAAGCCTTTTATTTTTCCAACTATCCTATTTTCTAATCTACATATTGGACAATAGAAATGGTCTGTTTCCATTGAGATTTCTACAGTTCTTCTTCTAGTCCAATCGTATGTATTACCAATTCCTCTTTCTCTTTCTTGAGTAAAAGATATTTCTATTACTGCACCACACCTACATCCAATTGTTTCTTTCCTAATCGAAGTCGGAGTCGTAATTGTGTTCCATTCTCCAATATATCTTTGTAAGTAATGATTCCTAAAATTTTCTAATGAATCTGTATACTGTTGTCTATCCATTCTGCCCCACATTGTATTAATTCCTGAGTTTACACGATTGATATGGGTATTTATCTGCTTTTTCTCTTCCTTGGAAAAATCCTCTACAAGCTTTTCTATATCATCTAAAAAACCTTTACTTTTCATAAGTTAAGCCTCGCTTTGACCGCCTCAATTTCACTATCATAGCAATGGAGCTTCAAACAAGAAAATGATAACGGCCCAGTTTTTATTTCTAACTGATTTGCCATGTACTCCATTAACATTGTTATACCACCCATATTCTCTGGGAATCCAGCAAATAGGTCCCATGAACGAAAAACGACGGCAAAGCATAACTTTCCGTCTTTTATGTGTGTGTCGATTCCTCTTAAACAAGGACTTGTTTGTCTTTCCGATTCATTTTCCCATGGAATATCATAAGCAAAACTTGACTCTGGATATCCTACTTGAATATAACAGTGATTATTACCATGTCCCTTTGACTTATAGTGGTCTATAACCCACTGAACCTGATTAGGAACAGTCATTACAATATCGTCTCTATTACCAAAAAATGTCTTATGCTCAACTCCTATTTCTAAATTGGCATGTGGTAAAGTATATTCTCCACCAGCAATCCATGTGGCATATTTATAGTGCTCGTTGGCTTCTAGTTCACCATTCATTAAATAATTAGTAAAGTATTTTTCTATTTCTTCATCGGTTGTAACTGGTGGGACACCCTCTGGTACTATCGGTGCTAAAGGTCTAGTGGTTGGAAATTCTATTGTACCAGCAACATAGTCAAACTCTAATCTATTTGAGCCTGCAAAACTTCCATAATCTATATGATTTTTTCTTCCGTGCTTATATACTTCAGACAGCAATACAAACCACATGCTGTCGAGTGTTTTCTCGTCAACAAAAACAGATTTCAATTTTCAACTCCTCCTACTTCTTAATCACTCCTTTCATATATCTATCTCTTATTACATCTAATTTCTCTTGTGTATGACAATATGTACATCTGGCGTTCCATCTATCTGATCTATGCTCAAATTCAGTATCACATACATGACATTTAATGATAAGTATATTAAACTTACTTGTCCATTTAGCATCTATTATTTTCATAATGGTCGGGGCCTTTAGGTTGTCTTAGATAATCCGGATTCACCAAGGCCAGGGTTATTTCAGCCCCGAGCCCACCAGAGTTATACCTTATGGACAGCCTGCCTTCCATCTTCGGATATTTCCTCCACAATATAACCTAATCCATAAAACTCGGCTTCTTCAATGGCTTCCTCTATATCATAATAAATATCAAGTGAACCATACCCATAAGATAGATGATTGTTTCTTTCAAAATCATCTCGTTCAGCCTCATTCAGTACTACGTATCTTGGTATCATTTTTTACTTCTCCTCTTTCACGTAAAAGTTTAACCAATATGTCTCCATGACAAGCCTTAGGTTTACAATAACAACCAAGTACTTGCGACTCTAACCTTGGTAAGTCCAATAATAATTCTGTCTTACCTCTTATGTACTCCTCGTATTTGATGATTACTTCGTCTCTTGTTCCGTCTTTGCCCAATTTATATGGGTTACCCCATTTAGAGCCTCTTCCTATGTAGACATAATCACCACTATATTTTTTTATATTTACTACTTTAGTCATAACTCCTGACCACAACTACTACAATTAGACCATTTAGGATGAACTGTATCCCCACACTTTGGACAGTTTAGTGATTCTATTGAATTTAAAAATACCTCCAATCCCAGTTGTATTAACTTTACTGTATTATTCGCATCTTCAAATCCCGAAAATACTTTTATATCATCCTTCTCATAGTCGTAAATTATTGTTACTCTTACATCTCTTTGTCCCTTATCTGGCACTTTTTTCATTAATATAACTCCATTAATTTACCCTCAACCCTATTATAATCTTCTAAGAATCCTCTCATACTATACTTCTTAAAAAATTGGTATATGTTAGAGGGTGGTGGGAAAGTGTAGTCAGTATAAGCATTAAAAATTCTACTCTTAATTGTCTGTGGTATGTAGTTAAAATCCATAAGAATCTTATTTCTTTTCAGATTTGCTTTTACATCAATCTCACCATACCACTTATTTATATGCGTTTTTTCAAGCCAATCTTCGGCTCCCTCTTTTAGTACTTTTTTATAAGCGACCTCACCAAAACCAGGCTTCCGTTTTCCTTCTGTTTCTTCCGTTTTTCCCCAATCACTTGGAGTTATGATATTAAAAATATCATCCTTTTTCTGCCCTATATATGATTTCTTATGTATGAAACCTTGTGGATCACCACATTGAGTGTACTCTTTCTTAGATGGATTATAAACCTTTACTCTATCCGAACAAAGTTGTAAGTAATCTTCATCATTTGATATTACCACACAATTACTTTTTAATGTAATTGCTAATACACCAATTACATCATCTGCTTCCGCTGACCTTATCTTTATAACCTTAAATGGCATATAATGCTTTAGGTCAGATACTAAATCATTAATCTGTTTAAATAACTCTTTCCAATTTATATCCGATTTATCTCTTTGTTTTTTTCTTGACTCCTTGTATCTATTAAAGTATGATTTTCTCCAAGAATTTCTATCATCTACGGCTATAATTACTTCTCTTACTTTTTTGTGTTTCCATAGGGATTGATAAATTGAATTATATATATTATATCTCCATAACATATAATCCGGATTCTCAGTATGTGCATTTATATCTTTAATGAAAAAATTTCTGAATACTAGGTTGTTGAAGTCAAATAAAATTACTACATTATTCATCAGCTCCGCTCCTTATCTTTCAACGTTTCCTCTATTATACTACATTTGACTCCAGAAGTAAACATTTCTCTAATAGCAAATGAGCCTTTATAAATTCGATAAATTCTCCTAGTCTTTCTTTGTTTATATTTTTTGGTGGGAATAGTGGTAGGGCACCAAGTAACTCTTGGCTATTTACACTCACTTCGTATTCACGCATCTCTCCGTCTTTGAAATATTGTATGAATAAATACGATGGACCAAACTTATCAAATGGCTCCGGATCATCAATTAAAATATCTTCAAACATTCTAATGTCCTTTCTTTTTTAGACTTTCTACAATCTTCCTATCCTCTTCCCATCGTTTAGCATCATCATAATCTTCATTTAGTAATTCTATACCACCAAATGTAAAAACTATAATTCTATGGAAAGGTATCCATTTTTTAAATCCTTGGATTTTAATTTCTCTTTTATCTTCATTTACTTTCTTAACGAGACCTTGCACATAGCTCATTTGCGGCTGACCACCTTGTATATATGGATATGGATATCCAGCGGCGGATTCACCTACTTCTGGTTGTACTTGAACCGGAAAAAACATTTTTAGCCTCCCTTTAAATTTTTATTTTATTTTCCTCATATAACCATCATCTGTGTTTCTAATATAAAATGGTGTTTTATAATGCGTACTCTTAAAATATACTTGCGCTGATGTTCCTGACTTAAATCTAAGTCTTTGTCTGTCAGCTCTCATGTTATTGTAAAACTCTTCTTTTGACACATCAAATACATGACTCCCACGATACTCGCCATCAGCAAAGCACTCTGGTACGTCTGTTTCAAATTTTCCATCCGGTGGCTCAATAACTTGTCTATCTTGTGCTATTTTTGCCTCCGGAGAATCGTTAAATGTTCCACTTAATTCACCCATTTATTTCTGCTTCCTCCCTGATCTGGTCCATCCACTCTATCGTTTCATTTAATATTCGCCACTCTTCTGTGCTAAGTGACATTGGACCTTGACCTATTAGCTTCTTAAGTACGGCCTTTCCAACCTTCTTTAAGAAGCCTTCCTTTTCTTTTTTACTTTTTTTCTTATCTTCTTTTGCTGGATTAACTTTTATTGTTTGAGGGTTATCACTAGACCCATCAAATCCATCCTTTATCCTCTTGTAATTCATTCTACTCATTGAATCCATTTTAATATAATACTTAGTTAAATGTGGTTTTACACCCAATGATTTTAACTTTTCAGCAAGTTCATTAAAATTTTCATTATCTGATACTATTTCATCCGGGTGAAGCATTTTATCTAATAAAAAACTTATGGTTAAATCAGCATACTCATCCGGTGTTAAATTTAATGTTGTCATTCATATACTCCTAATTCTACTATCGTATCCCCAGTTGGTGACCTGCTTCCTTTATTTCATCTGGGTGTACAGCTTTTAAAAATTCCTCAAATGGAAATAAGTACATAGACTGTATATTTTTTATCATCGGCCAGTTCATAAATATACTTGGCATCTCACAAAGATCAGTTACTTCATTAAGTTCACTTACCACATCATCCGTTATTCCAATCAAAGGCTTATTGCCTTTTTTTCTATATATTAACATGGGTCGTCTATTTGAACCCATTGCTTCACTACAAGCTTGGAGCCAAAATGCTTCAAGATTAAAATTTTTTATTCCCTTGAAATGTTGCCAAAATGAGGTACTGGGATAACCAGTCTTGCACTCAATTGCGAATATGTCAGTTAAGAAATCCGCATCCTTATGGATAGACCTAATATCACCAGCTAACCCCACACACTCTTCATGTATGGTAGCGAGGCCACCGCTAGCGGGCATTCGCCAAAACATGTACGGCTTGGGTTTACCTATCAACCATACAGTAAACTGTTTTGCTATATCCCTTTCAAAATCTCCGCCTTTTCCCATTATATATACTTCATAAATCTTTTTATACTTTTGATTCCTAACTCCATCTTTTTTCTTGCCGATACGTTTGCCGAATGAACCTTTATCTTTGGTGGATTGAATTTATTTATAACAACTTGTTTTTCTATCCACAGTACCACATCATATCCGGTTCCACGCTCATCATCACCCAAATCATGGTCAAGGCTTATCTCTTTAACTTGCCCAGTTTTAAGCAATTTTATAGCTTCATCCGGCCACTTGACTAACTTCCAACCTGCCGGTGGTTTTCTTATATCATCAAGATATACCTTCATATATACATTAATCCAGTTGACATAAACAAAGCACCAGATGCCAGAACTAACAGGATTACAAATAACTCTTCAATTATTTCTCTTATCATATCGGTCTTGGTCCTCTAGTTATTTTCACTTTACTAAACACCGCTCTTATCCTTTTTGTCGATGCGTTTTTTCCAACGATCATCAACAGGACCACCGCCTGTGTCTGGTTTCATATTGCCTGACTTCCTTCCAGTTGGTTTTAAATCTCTTGTTCCGATCATGTCATCCTCCTCCTCTGATTGGGCCTTCTGAAACGGGCTTTTTGGTTATTTCTTTAATCATACTTCTGTTGTATCCTCTCTCATATTAGACACCTTTGTGTTCCTTCTTACATTTCTTTTTCTTCACTCCACCACTCATGTGACCTCCTTAACTTCCGTCTCCAGGATCCTTTTCTTTTGCAATTGATTTAAATTCAGGAAAACTTAGACCATCGCCCTTAACTTTACTCTGCATAAAATCCACCACCCTTATCTCCACGGCTTTCTGGCCAGCCGCAGACTGTTTCTTCATTTTTTCCACTGTGAATGTCACGCCCCCCTATCTTATCATCCGTCCACTCACGCCTTGGTGGTCTTGGTGATCTATCCCCAGAGCCACCACATTCAGTTTCACCAGTTAGATGAAGTAAATGTTTCTTGACGGTGGTACTTTTCCCACGCCACTTCATTTCATTGCGTTTTTCATCCCAAGTGCCACCTTTCTTACTCTTCCTGATGTGCTTCGCCATCGTATATAACCTCCTGATTTTTTTAGTCTTAGTATAATAATATCACATCTATTTATAGTTGTAAACATATTTTATTTACAACAAGTACCACCACAAGATACATTGCCTTCTTTTTTCGCTTTATCCAACTTCTTCAAAAATTTCTGCCAAAATTTTGGCCCGCCTTTTATTTTTACTTTCATTTCATCTTTTACTTCATTATCTTTTTTCATTTAATCTCCTCTAAAATAGAAAACCCCCGATACCGGACATCAATGTTCCGCAGTCGGGGGTTCTCACACTCTAATAATAATAACTCTTTACTATTCTCTATAATATATATCTTCTTATAATTTAACAACTCTCTTATCTCTAATTGATTGGAGTCGCTATTATCAGGTATTAATCCAAAGGTGATAAGTGCCCCCATCTGACCGGACCTTATCTTTACCTGACTGGGACTTATTTGCCTAGTGTCTTAGGTTATTGGGTTACCTCTTCTTCTACAACTTCGATCTTCTTCACATCAGCTTTAGGAAATTTCAAAGTAAGAGTTAAAATACCATCCTTGACAGTGGCGTCAGCATCTTGGACGTCTCCAATTGTGAGCCTTTTATATATAGTTTTCTGCCCGACGAATCTCTCTCCTTCTTTTATTTTCCTTTCACCTTTTACTTCGAGTATGCCATCCGCAATTTCGACTGTTAAATCATCTTTGCTAAAGCCAGGAACCTCAACATGGTAAACTACATCCCCGTCCTCATTATCATAGCAACACTCACCAAACATTCGGTCAAAATCACCGAAAAAATTATCCCAGATTCCATCAAAGTCTTTTCTAAATATTTCTGGAACCCAGTTTCCAAACTTCCTTCCTCTTCCATAAGGAACCATGTCCTGTGTCATATTTTTTCCTCCTAGTCAAAAATACTTTTCTATAATTAAAAGTTAATCATTAATTTTTGATTGTCAAGGAAAAAATTTACATCTCGTCTAGTTCAGCTAATAAATCTTCATCGTCTAAATCTTTATCATCGTCTTCCCACGGTTTTGTATCATCTTCTGCCTCAACTGGGTCTGTCTTATTTTCTGCCTCAACTGGGTCTGGTTCCTGTTCCCTATCCAACACAGAATCATCAATACTATCATAATTCAATGCCGGACTCTGTATTTCAGGTTTATCTTCTTCTTCTTCCGTAAATCCTCTTACTTTATCCCATTCTTGACCAACTAAATCCCAAAGCATCTCAGTTTTAAGTACTTCTTCTATTCTTTCCTCTGGCATATTAAGTGCTTTCACGTACTCATTTAAATCAGTACATTGTTTCATAACTCCATCAATCTCACCATCACTACCAATTGCTTGAGAATTTCTTGCAAATTGTGACGAACTATAATCCGGCCACACCTTACCACTAGAATCTTTCTTTGTAGCAAGTACTTTTAGTATAAAGTTATGTCCTTCCTCGCCCGGATCAAATATTCTATAACCATATCCATTCTTAGTATCTGTAATTTCCTCTTTCAACTTCATTTCAACTTTTCCAGGAAACTCATACAGTTTAACTGTGCCGTTTACTCTTTTTTCTTCGTCTCGTTCTGGGTCACGTGGATCATTTACAAGATAAAAGTTACTTACGAACTTCTCTTTCCTCTTATAGTTTGCCGCCATTTTCTTGTCAGCCGGTGTCCCTTGATACAACTTAGAAGTAGCTGAACATACAGGACAATAATTTTCAAATGCATGTGTCTTAGGACATAGAATAAATGCCCATTTTTCACCAGACAGGAACATATGATAAGAGTACTTCTTATAAAAATTCCCCTTTGCGTCTGGTAAGAACCTACCTTCATAAACTTTTGGTCTCTCCGAACTTCCTTTCTGTGGTGTTTCCCATACTAACTCACTTCTTCTTAAACCGAACTGCTGTTGTGGTGCATCTGCTTCTTCTTTCTTTGCCTTCTGAAAATCTCCAAAAAGGTCTTTGTTAATCCATTTACTCATCCTCTCTCCCCCATTGAAATTACTTGTCGTGGTTAGTAACCAATGGAATATCTGCTTTATTTTATTTGCTTTTTTGTCCACGACCAATATATATTTTAACAAATTTCCAGTAAAAAGTAAACATAAAAAATGGGGATAGCCGAAACTATCCCCATTTAATTTTTGATTACAATTGTTACTTGTTTTCTTTACCTGCATTTGGTAAATCAGGAACAACAAGGTCGGCTCTTACACCAGCATACCCATGAAGCCATGGTCGATCTTCTGGACCAACTTCATTTGTAGCCCAACCAAGTCCACCACCAGCTAAACCGGCAGTTTGACCACCATCAGATATTTGA